ATGAGCATGGCACAGAAGAAGCATCCAGGCGATATCCTGTGCCACAACATTGAGGACTATGACAAGTTCCTCATCCTCATAGAGGATTATAAGATTGATAAGTCGAGAGTCGACTTCAAGATGGAGCAGGTTGAAGAAGTTGACGACCAGGGCGTCAAGCACATAGTCACCAAGAAGGTGCCTAAGGACCGCCTCGCCATCCGCTTCCGTTTCATCGATCACGTCCGGAAGACAGGACAACTCGATGAACATGGCGATGAGATTGAGGAGCCGGTTTGGCAAGCTGAGTCGTGGTGGCTCTTTACTGGCTCAGATATTCTGGTTGACCAGGCACGCAAGGAGTGGGAACTGCTGGACAAGGGCTTCTACACCGTTGCAGCCGAGTTAACCAACAAATTTGGCAAGAAATTTTATAAGTTTATCTAGATGAATAAGAAATTATATCTTTGCCGTATGTCATACTTGAGATATGACAGCAAGCATTTTCTTCTGTTCCTGAGTGAGCAGAGAGTTGAAAACTATCACCCAGACACCACCATGTCGGAGTCTGATGGCGATAGTCAGACAGTGACAGCCTACAGTTACGAGGGCACGGAGATTGACGGCTCCACTAAAATTGAGGCAGAGTCGGCAAGTTATAAGGAATTCGTGAATGGCTTGGTTCGTACCAGGTACAGCCAAGGCGATGTCGAAGCCATCCTGTGCAACCATGGAGATGGAAACCAGGAGCACGAGACAGAGTACCAGGTATTCCAGGAGTGGCGAGAACAGGCTAAGCAGATGGCCAGAGAGTTACTCGACCGGGATATCTCATAGTTATCAGATACGGCAGGAGGAAAATCGTTCTTCCTGCCGTATTTTTATATTTCTTATATTATATGTACCTTTGTGCCAGAAAAAATTAGGTACAGATATGCAGAGAAATACCAAGGATTGGATACACTACAGCTCTGCTGGCATAGTTCTGCTTGCTGGCATTGTGCTCGTGTACATCAGCTTTTTTATGTCCCACGACGTCACGTCTAACGTCTTGTGGTACTTTGGGCAGAGTCTGGTTTACGTGGCAACCGTCTTTGGTTTCGCACTGACTTTTGACACCAGAGTTAAAGACATTATCAATAAATATTTCAACAACAAAAATGGCACGCAAGATTAAGAAAATTTTCGTTCATTGTACAGCAAGCCGACAGTCATGGTCTGTCGATGCCTTGCTCAAGGAGTTTAGAGACAAAGGCTGGCATTATCCAGGCTACCACTGGGTCGTAACCGCTGATGGCAAGTACACGCAGCTCATGACAGAAGACCTGCCGTCCAATGGAGTCAAGGGGCACAATTTCGATTCAGTCAACGTGGCATACATGGGTGGAATATCCCGCACAGGCAAGGCTATCGACAACCGAACAGAAGAGCAGAAGGCTGGACTTCGCCAACTCTTGAAGGAGTTACGCCAACGCTACCCTGATGCCAAGATCATGGGACATCGTGACATCTCGCCTGACAAGAACCACAATGGAGTGGTCGATCCATGGGAGCGCATCAAGGAGTGTCCTTGCTTCGACGCAATTCCGGAATATGCCGACATTTAATATCAAGGATTATGCAGAAACATCTCAAGTCAATCATAATGGCCATATCGGTGATATTGGTCATCATCGCCTGTTTCTGGGTTTGTGACCATCGACAGCAGCGAGCGGAGCAGGAACTGAGAGAACAGCTCAATGGGCTGAAACTTCAGTATGCTCCAGCCGAGCGAGACACCATCCGAGACTCGCTCACGGTCATCACGCAGCAGGTGCTGCAGATGCCGGCTGAGGAGTACAAAATTCAGGCCTACGACCGCCAACTGCTCCATGACCTGGACATTCGTCTTGGCCAGGTTTTGGCAGACCAGCGCACGAGTCTGAGTACTGCTGATACGGTCAAGACTGACCGCAGCGACTCGGTCTATACCTACAGCGACCGATGGCTCAGTTTCCGTCTCAATACGGCGGACTCCATCTTGACATACAAGGCGAGAGACAGCCTCCAGACCATCGTCTACAGGCAGTACAAGCACAGATTCCTCTGGTGGCGGTGGGGCACCAGAGGCTATGATGTCAAGGTCATCAACTTCAATCCCCATTCCAACATATTATATAACAGCTATATACAAGTCACCCGATAATGGCAAGACAAGAGGTATATACAACAGTCATCAAGCTCAACTCTGAGGAGGCGAAGAACCGACTCAAAGAGTTAGAGGACAGAGTCGCTCGTCTGAAGAAGGCAAAACAGGATGCCTTCTCGGCGGGCGATTCCCGTTTAGGGGCTTCCCTCGCCAAGGATTTGAAGGCCGCAGAGCGAGAGATGAAGCAATTCAAAAACTCGACAATGAGCGTCAAGGAGACACTCGACAACCTGTCTAGTGCAAGTCTCGGACAGCTGGAAAAGGCTGCTAGACATCTGAAGGGGCAGATGAAGGCAGCATCTGACCCTTCAGACTTCGCAAAATTGGACGCTCAACTCTCAAAGGTCAAGGAGCAGATGCTTGCACTGAAGGGCGCAACACGCAAGGCTGATGAAGAAGCAAGACGCATGACCGCAACAGTGTCAAACCTAAAGCATGCGTCACTCAATGACCTCAACTTCACAGCTTCCAAGCTACGTAGTCAAATGGCTGACTACGACCCGACATCTACCATGTACGCCTCTCGAGCGTCGCAGCTGAAGCTGGTAGAGGCAGAACTGGAGCGCATCCGCCTGAGTGAGCAGAAGGTGGTCACCCTCATGCAGCAATATGACAAGGAGATAGACAGCACCAATATGGATATCAAGGAGACCAGGAGGCGGATGCAGCTCGTCAACAACACCTTGGCCACTCTCAAGACCTCATCCATCCGTGACCTCGAATACTCCATGAAGGCACTCAATCGGCAGATGAGGGGCATGCAGCGTGGTACCGAGCAGTTCAAGCAGATGGAGCTGAAGGCGAAGCAGCTGAAGACAGCACTGCAGGCAGTCAGAGCCGAGGGAGTTGCTCAGGAGTCCTGGATCAAGCGCTGTGCGGACTGGTCCAACCGCATGCAGGGCATCGCCCTGGGAGTCGTCACTGCCATCTCCGGCATCACCTTCACCGTCAAGAAGTGCGTGGAGGTGTATGCAAAGATGGATGATGAGATGACCAACGTCCGCAAATATACCGGTCAGGCAGCCGAGGAGGTTGAGCGCATGAACGAAGACTTCAAGAAGATGGATACCCGCACACCTCGCAAGAAGCTCAACCAACTAGCCGAAGATGCCGGCAGACTCGGCATCACCTCGACTGCTGCAGTTGAGGAATTCGTCGATGGAGCCGATAAAATCAATGTCGCCCTCGGTGATGATCTCGGCGATAAAGCCGTCTCTCAAATCGGTAAACTCGCCCAGATGTTCGGCGAAGACAAGACCAAAGGTCTGCGAGGCGCCATGTTGGCAACAGGTTCTGCAGTCAACGAGTTGGCGCAGAATTCTTCTGCCTCTGCCGGTTATCTCGTTGACTTCACTGCCCGTGTGGCAGGTGTCGGCAAGCAGGCAGGCTTTACACAGGCTCAGATCATGGGTCTCGCTTCTGTCCTTGACCAGAACATGCAGCAAGATGAAACGGCAGCAACAGCTGTGCAGAACCTCCTGGCAAAAATGTTCCAGGACTCAGCCAAGTTCGCTCAGATTGCAGGTCTAAATGTCAAGGAATTCGCAAAGACGTTAAAGGAGGACGCCAATGGCGCACTTCTCCAGTTTTTGGCAGCCATGCGAGCCAAGGGTGGATTCGCAGACCTCGCACCGATGTTTGAGGAGATGAAGATGGATGGTTCCAGAGCGACAGGTGTCCTCACCGTCCTCGCAGACAAGCTCGATGACATCAAGACTGCCCAGAACCTAGCAAGCGAAGCATATTCCGAAGGCACATCCGTCCTCAATGAGTTCGAGACACAGAACGAGAGTGTACAGGCTCAACTTGACAAGGCGAGCAAGAAGTTCCTGGATCTCTCCGAAGAGCTGGGCCAGAAACTCTATCCTGCAGCACGATATTGCATATCTGCAGCCAGTCTCGGAGTTCGAGCACTCTCAACACTCGTTGACTTCGTCAAAGATTATTGGCGCATATTAATTGTGCTGACAGCTGCCATCGTCACCTATACTGCAGTATCTAAGGCAAAGTTGATAGCAGACAAGGCGCAGATGGCATGGCTCAACATCATGATTCTGCGCGAGAAGGCGCATCTCGTCCTTGTGGGGCTCAAGACATCTGCTCTCAAGACCATGGCAATTGTTCAGATGGCGTTGACACGTGAGATAAAACTGACCACCGCAGCGCAGATGTTGTGGAACAAGGTATTGTTGGCCAACCCTATCACAGCCGTGATAGCTGTTGTTGCCGGTCTGACAGCCGCAATCGTCACACTGTCTAAAGAGACGAGCACAGCTGAGCAGGCTCAGCGTGACTACAATGATGCCGTGACCGATGCCAACAAGCAGGCAGCAGAAGAGGAGGCATCCATCATGCGCCTCGTTTCTGCCATTCAGTCCAACACAACAGCTGAGTCAGACCGCAAGGCAGCACTGGAAGAACTCAACGGCAAGCTGATGCGTGAACACCTCGGCAACATCACCGAGGAAGCAGTGCGCACCGGTCAAGCAACAAGGCAGATTCAGGGATACATCGACATGATGAAGAAGAAAATCGTAATCGATGGCTTGCAGAAGAAGCTTGCTGAGTCTATAGCAAAGCAGGCTGATCAAGAAGACTTGCTAAACGAAGCTGACAACGACAAGCGAGGATTCTGGGCAAAAGTTTGGGGGCGCATCAATCCGTTTGCAAGTGGTAAAACTAAGATGTTAAACTTAGCTTCCGACAACAAAGAAGTGTTCATAGATGTGATGAACAAGAGCATAGAGCGTGAAAAGCAGTATCAGCAGAAGCTCATCGATAAGATTAAACAGCTTGAGTCTCAGCACTT